GCCTGCGACAGTGCAACGGTGAAAGCCTGCGGCAGTGCAACGGTGAAAGCCTGCGGCAGTGTAACGGTGAAAGCCTGCGGCAGTGTAACGGTGGAAGCCTACGACAGTGCAACGGTGGAAGCCTGCGGCAGTGCAACGGTGGAAGCCTACGACAGTGCAACGGTGAAAGCCTGCGACAGTGCAACGGTGGAAGCCTGCGACAGTGCAACGGTGAAAGCCTGCGGCAGTGCAACGGTGAAAGCCTACGGCAGTGCAACGGTGGAAGCCTACGACAGTGCAACGGTGGAAGCCTATGAAAACTCCTATGTAGAAGATTGTACAGGTAATATTAGACCGGAATCTGATTACGCAATAGTCAAAGATTACCACAACCATAAGATATATATCAAAAAAGGAAAATTTAAGATTATAGAGATTGATTAATTCTATAAAACCATTAGCCGTGAGTAAGCAATGTAATAGCGTCCTGGTAACCGCTCCGGATTTCGGAACCGGACAGGAAGTAATCGGCGAGTTTACCGGTTATGATTGCGGATACTGCCATGGCAATGGCTGGCTATGGAATCCGGAAATCATCCATGAGCGGATAAAGATACCTTGCCCGAAATGCGGCGGAACTGGCAAAGTGAAAGCCTCTGTTGTGATAAACTGGATACCCGACGGGAATATAAAACCTTTTTAAAACGAGATATGAAAACATTAAGAAAATTGCAGATTGTAGCTACTACCATAGGATTGATATATGGTTTTTGGCTTGGTGCTAATATCGATGCTTCCGGCAGAGACATACGGAGTGCATGGGTAATAATCGTTCTCTCTCTGATTATCGCAGTGTCATTAAGTGCCGGTAAGAGGATAAAGTTTGATGACAATAATTTATAACCTCAAAAACATATGATTATGAGTAAGATTTGGTTTAGAGCAAAAATCCGTTATGAAAAAACAGCAGAAAACGGCATGAATAAACGTGTCTCCGAGAATTATCTGGTAGACGCACTTAGCTTTACGGAAGCGGAAGCACGTATCATTGGTGAAGTAACACCGTTTATTTCCGGTGAACTTACCGTGACTGATTTAAAACGGGAAAATATATCCGAATTGTTTAGCTCCGAAGCAGATAAGGATGATAGATGGTATAAAATCAAAGTGGCGTTTGTCACGTTGAATGAAAAATCGGGAAAGGAATGTAAGTCTTATTCTTACATGCTTGTACAAAGTTCTGATACAGCCAGCGCTGAAAAGATGCTGCATGAGAGAATGAAGGGCACGCTTTTCAATTACGAAGTAATGGAAGTGAAGGAAACCAATATAATAGATGTTTACCCGTATAAGCTGGATGCCGAAACGGATGAAACAAGGTGATTGAATTCTCTGGTCCGTGAGGATAGGGGGCGGCTGTTAGTTTATAGAAAAACTCCGGTGTAATGGTTACTTTTCGTTTAGGTTGTTTCCGGAAAGCAGGTATCGTAATCTGCACAGCCACTACTGCTTATTATTAACCAAACGCCCTCTACTCGCGTAGAAGTCCCGTGAAAGGTTCGGGTTAAGTGATTTTAATTTCAGCTAACAGTTAACTATCCCGGTGTGGCTTGACCGCCTATCCGGGAGCAAATGAATAATTCATTAATCAGTGGGAATTATGGAAAACAAAACTTTCAAAGAAGCTGTCAAGAGTTATCTTGATGAACGTGCCAGGACCGACAAACTGTTCGCCAAGTCCTACGCAAAGGAAAACAAGAATTTGGACGAGTGCTGTTCTTACATCATGGGGGAAGCCAAGAAGCTAGGCAATGCCGTATGCATTTCCGATAACGAGGTGTTCGGTATGGCCGTACACTATTACGACGAGGACGACATCAAGGTCAACAAACTACCTTCCGGCACAAGAGCTGTAGCTTCCACTTCACCCCAACCGGCGAAGCTGACCGAAGAAGATATACAAAGGGCTCGTGAGGAAGCGATTAAACGTCTTACCGAAGAGCAATATGTTTTGCTGAAGAAAAAGTCGTCACGAGGAAAGAAAGAAGCAACGGAAGTTCAACAGATGTCACTGTTCTAAGCCATGAAACCGCGTACTAAATTACAAAAGGAAGTTGCCGAGCTGAGTGTAAAGTTGGGTGAAATCTCCGATTCTGCCAAAGAGTGGGCCAAAGAACATCTGTTTTCTCATACAGCGTATAAATGCAAGGATGAACCTTGGTGTTCGGAATGTGGTAAGATATGGATAAACACCGATAATAGAGAATTGAGTGCTATCCTTTTGGGTGATAAGACCGAATGCCCCTATTGTCACCACAAACTGGACGTAAAGGTAAGTCGGAAAAGCCAGAATAGAGAGGAAATCTACATGGACATACTGCAAGTTGTTGGTAACTTCCAAGTCATACGTCATATCCTGTGCTGCAAGTATTCTTGCAAAAGCGGTTTTCGTGAGCATCTGACATCAAATCTTTATTACCATTTCTTTGAGACCGTTCAGGAATGGATTACGGTTAATGGCAAACGTACCATTATCGCCAGGCCTATGAATATGGGTGGCAATGGATGGTTGTATAGTGAGCCTTTGAGTATAAAGAACGAATATGGTAGCGGTTATTACAGTTATAGAGATGTATACTCTATTCATGGGTGGTTGTATCGCAAGATAGAGGTTCTCCCGGAATTAAAGAAACGCGGTATAGGCCGGAATTTTCCCGATGTTAATCCGTCGAGGCTTATACGATCGCTCTTAACCGGTAAAAATGATGCCGAACTCTGTTTGAAAACAAAGCAGATGGCAATGCTTAAGCACATGGCTAAAGATGGGTGTTATCAGCTTCGGTACAAACCATCTTTCAATATCTGTAACCGTAATCATTACATCATCAAGGATGCCAGTATGTGGAATGACTATATCGACCTGCTGCTCTATTTCAAGAAAGATGTACGTAATGCCAAATATGTCTGTCCTAAGAACCTAAAGGCCGAGCATGATTTGCTGATGAATAAGAAAAGGAGCATTGAAGCAAAGCTTCGCAGGGATAGGGAAAGACGGGAAGCAATCCGTTGTGAAAAGGAGCGTAGAGAGAATATCATTCAGTTCTACAAAAGAATGGAGAAGTTCTTCGGTTTGGAGATTACGGACGGAAGTATAACTATCCGTCCATTGGAAAGTATAACCCAGTTCTACCAAGAGGGGAAAGCAATGCACCATTGCGTATATACGAATGGATATTATAAGCGTAAAGATTGCCTTATCCTTTCGGCCCGTATCGGGGAAAAACGCATTGAGACAATAGAACTGTCCCTAAAAACTCTTGAAGTAGTGCAATCGCGTGGTGCATGTAATCAGAATACAGAATACCATAAGCGTATCATTGAACTTGTCAAAAAGAACATAGGTTTAATCCGTAATAAATTATCAGCATAAGCCATGAATATAAAGAAAATAAAGGAACATAACCCTCAATCCTTTTTAGACGATTTGAAACGGGTAAGGGAAATCATGGTCTATACAGAGCATGCCAACTCCTACTATAAGATTCTTAAACACGAATTGTTGAGAGATGCGGAAGAGAAAGCCATCACGTACTATATAACGGATTCTATATTCGCCAGAAAGCGTGATGTCATGGTAATAATTTAATCGAGAAGATTATGAAACAGACAACTATCCCCGCTTTTAAATATTGGCTCCGGATACACGGTTTCCGCTTAGAATGGTTCGGTACCGGAACAAAAAACAATCCAATCAAGATTAAATCAAGAAAAAGGAATAAGCAATGAATAATGACAGGCAAAAGATTTTAACCGATTATATTTCCTACTTGTATACAACAAGTAGAACTTATGATACCATCGGCAAATATATCAAATATGTAACGGATTTTCTTGAAAGTGCCGAAGAAGTCAATCGCCGTGGTTATCTGGCTTATAAGCGTGAAAATGCCAATATTGGGGCACGTTATCCATTGATGAGTGAAGCCATTTGTGATTTATTATTCCACCTTAAAATCGGGTATAACCGTCGGGAAAAGAAAATAAAGACATTGGAAAGGCTTGATACCATTTCAGAAAAGAACAGGAAACTGTTGAATGATTTTATAGTATGGCTTACCGATAGCAATGATTACTCTTCGCATACTGTAGATATTTACCACACCTCTTTGAAACAATACTTTGAATATGCCAATGATATAAGTATGGAAAACTGCAAGAGGTTTATACGGACTTTGGAAGAGAAATCACTATCCCCGCAAACCATCCGTTTGCGTATCACCGCTTTAGAAAAGTTCTCGAAATGGCTAAAGAAACCGATAGAGCTTAAACGGCCTAAGATGAAGCGCAAGCTCGATGTAAACAATGTCCCGACAGAAGAGGAGTACAACCGCCTACTGGATTTTCTGAAAACGAAATCCAACAAGGATTACTACTTTTTTATCAAGGTACTGGGCACAACAGGTGCACGTTTGTCGGAGTTCCAGCAGTTCACATGGGAAGACATAGCGGCGGGTGAGGTTACGCTTCGCGGCAAAGGTAATAAATACCGTCGCTTCTTTTTCCAAAAACATTTGAGGCAGGAAGCAATGGCATACATGAAAGAGGCTGGCAAAACAGGACTTCTCGCTGTTGGGAAATTCGGTCCGTTAACTCAACGAGGTTTTTCACAACATTTGAAAGCATGGGGCAAACATTGCGGTATTGACTCAAGGAAGATGCACGCGCACGCCTTCCGGCATTTTTTCGCAAAAATGTTCCTGAAAAAAAATAAGGATGTCATTCAACTGGCCGACCTTCTCGGCCATGGGAGTGTGGACACAACAAGAATTTATTTACAAAAGAGTTATGACGAACAAAAAAGAGATTTTAATCGAAACGTTACATGGTAGCCTTGAACCATTCAAGCAGCTTCCGAGCCTGATTGACAAGGAAACCATTTATGACGAGACCGGACATGTAGACACCGAGTTTCTGACAGCCATACTGGAGTGGATGTCAGTCAATGCCTCCATTGCTATCGGTGTACAAAAATCATTGAACAGGCTGTTAGGCATTGAGGAGAACAAAGAAAGCAAGAAAGGTACAGCTGACAGCGGGGAAAGCTGGAGCGTTGAAGAGATATTGCGGCATTGTACCTTGGAGAACGGTTTGTTGAAACTTCCCAATGTGCAATTCAACAAGAAATCGTATGCCGAGGCTAAGAAGTGGATTGAGGAAGCCGGCGGTTCCTGGCAAGGTGGAAAGATACAGGGTTTTACATTCCCGTTCAATCCGGAGAGGGTGTTCTCAATCCTTAAAGAAGGGAAGCGTTGTAATCTTCAGCAGGAATACCAGTTCTTTGAAACACCGGCTGAGGTGGCGGACTGGCTGGTCATGCTTGCCGGCGGAATATATGAGAATGATACGGTATTGGAGCCAAGTGCCGGTCGTGGCGCCCTTATTAAAGCCATTCATAGGGCTTGTCCTTCTGTAACAGTAGAATGCTATGAACTGATGCCGGAAAACAGAGAGTTTTTGCATTCGTTAGATAATGTGATACTGCTTGATGAAGATTTCACGAAAGATAGCGTAGGAAGTTATACCAAGATTATTGCCAACCCGCCTTTCTCAAACAATCAGGATATAGAGCATGTGAGGATTATGTATGAACGTTTGGAAGCCGGCGGAACGCTCGCAGCCATTACCAGCCCGCACTGGAAATTCGCTTCGGAAAAGAAATGTGTCGACTTCCGCCAATGGTTGGAAGATGTACGTGGAGAAGTATTTGAAATCGGCGCCGGAGAATTCAAGGAAAGTGGGACATCTATAAGTACGATGGCGGTGGTTATTAATAAATAATTAAAACTAACAATGATGAAACAGACAGTAGAAGAAGTAGCCCAAAGCATGGCTTACAATAAGATGCCAGATTGGGGAGGATTGCCAGCATTGGCGAAAAAATATTTTATAAAAGGTGCTGAATGGCAGGCAAAGCAATCTCCGTGGATAAGCGTGGAAGAACGGTTGCCGAAAGAAGGGCAAAAAGTTTTTGTTTTGGTGATGTGTTATGGCACACCATGTATTCGAGAAGAAAAGTTTTGTAGAAATAGCAATTTAGATAAAAAGGGAATGTGGATTCACGGAAACAGTATCGTGCTGGCATGGTTTCCCACCCCCTCTTTCGATGAGATACTCGAAATCATTAATGGGAGACTGATTACGAAAATAGAAAACATGACCTTTAGTGAAGCCGTTGAAGCAATGAAACAAGGGTATACTGTATTTAGAGATGAGCACTTTTGGAGAATGTATCGTCCTCGAGGTGTAAGAATGAATAGAAATGGGAAAGTTGTCAGTAGAGCAAACGGAGTGTCGTATTTTTCATATGAAGACATTACCGCTACCGATTGGGAAATATACAGAGAACACGAGAATAGCCATGAGTAAATACATGAATTGGGAACTCTATGATAAACCACCTGAGGGTTTCTCCATTGACAAGCATACTGGTTCTCCTTTGACCGGATACGACTTTTACACAAACGGGAAAAGCGTCTTAAACGGAGGAGTAAGAATTCTTGTAAAATCTCTGAATGTTCATGTTAACAACATAGCAGACAACCATCACCCCGTGAAAAAATTCATCCTCAATAGCAAAGAACCCAAGCATGATCCGATGATTAACCGTGATGTGCGTCAACGGGTAAATGTCTTTGCACGCGAGAGGTTTAAAGTGAAGCTGCTACAAGAAATAGAATTTGATTTAATGGTGTGTCAACTCGAAGGCTGGAGCATGGGAAGCTACGTCAATGAGCTTAAGCAATTGATTGATGTTGTTTATCGGAGAATGGCTAAGACAAAGAAAAGGAATATTGAGACTACCAGTAACCCAAAACTTGAGTTTAAAGATGAATGAATTATATATACCTCCACAGCGATTAAACCGCAACCCTATTAACGGGCGGTTTTTGAAAGGAAGTATCCCTCATAACAAGGGGAAGAAATGGGATGATTACATCCCTTCGCATGAAAGGGAAAGTATGATTAAAGGATTAGCCTTAGGGAGAACGGGAAACCCTAATATAGCGGGCTGCAATGCAAAGAAAGTAGTAGCCATAAAGAACGGACGGTTACAAGGTGTTTTCCAGTCCTCTAACGATGCGGAACGAAAGACTGGCATTTGCGCCCGTAATATCAGGAATTGCTGTTTCGGAAAGCGTAAACACGCTGGCGGCTATCAATGGTTTTGGGAGAGCGATAATAGTTGGTGTGAATTAGTTAACAGGAATATATGAATAAAAAGAAAATATACATAAGCCTTCCGATAACCGGTCAACCCATAGTTGAGGCCAGAAAGAAAGCGCAAGCGGTAAAGACTGAAATGTCAAAAAGAGGGCATAATGTGATTACTCCATTTGATGTATGTCCGGAAAAGAATATGCCTTATTCCTATTACATGGGGAAAGATATAATGGCATTGCTTGAATGTGATGCTGTATGCTTCATTCGTGGTTGGGAAAAGAGCCGAGGCTGTCTATTGGAATATTCAGCGGCAAAGATTTATGGTAAGGAAATGATGTTTGAAAAGTAAATAAGAATGATGTGGAGAAATAGCAAAATAAAGCCCAAGAAAAACTCTTTAAAATCTAAGTTGGACAAAGTGTTTAGTCAATATATCCGTTTGCGTGATATGCTTCCGGGAACCACCCTATTTAAATGCATCAGTTGTGGGAATATATATCCGATAACTAAAGCAGATTGCGGTCATTATATAAATCGGTCGCACATGTCTACCCGATTTTCGGAAGTGAATTGTAATGCCCAATGTAGAGATTGTAATCGCTTTGATGAGGGCAATATGTCGGGTTATAGGCAAGGATTGATTAGAAAGTATGGCGAGCAACAAACCATTCTTTTAGAGGCTTCAAAAAACAACATTCGTAAATACAGTGATTTTGAATACGAGGCGTTGATTGAGCATTATAAAAAGGAAATAAACCGCATGTTAAAAGAAAGAGGATTGAAAATAGGATGTTTGACAAAATCATCATAAAAGCCCGGATTAATATAGAAGACACGGAAACCATTGTGTTGCGGAATTATCTTGAACAATGTGCTGAAGGTGATGAAGTGTATTATAAATCCACAGCTTACGCTAATTTCGACGGTTGTTTCATTGAAGTACGAGGTGATAGATTGAAATGCAAGTGCTCTATAAATAAGCTCTACAGTAAGGGTAAGACAGGTAAATTGGATAATAGTAGACCTATGACATTCGCCATTGCTGTAAGAACGATAAAAGAGCTTTTAATGAAGTTGTGTGTAAGGGCAGAGGATGCTATAGTCACCTATTACGAAATAGGCCTTACGATGAGGCTGTCACATTCTGCTGATGAGTATATACGTATGGTAGAAGATATTGCAGATCGCGTGTTGTGGAACGATGCTAATTTCCCGGCCATGCGCCAGAAAACAACCGAGAAGAGCAAATACTTCCGTAAGGTTATGAAGATATACGATAAGACCTTTGAGGCTGGGGAAAAAGGGCGGAATGTGGGAAGCAATATTCTTCGTATAGAAACAGTGTACAGACATCAGAATGTACCGTTATTGGAATTGATGGATAATCTGTTTTTAGGGAAGATTGGCCGGATATTTTATAAGGATTGGAGCGAACTACGTTTTGCCCGTGAGCTGTCGGCTGTAAAAGGGGTAAAGATTTCACAACTTGAAAAAGCGCGTGAAATCAATCGCATTGGTGTATCCCGCTATAAGGAGAGATACAAGAAGATGTATGCAGCCGGAAACCTGACAAAAAAACAATGGGAAACCATGCGAACCTTTGCCAACAATTGGCACAAGGAAAAGGAAAAATATATCGAGGAAGTAAGCGATATGGAACGAGAATTCAAAGATAAGCTTCTTGCATATTTCCAGATAGGGCATATTACGCCTTTGAAGAGAAAAAGGTAATACGTTGAATATCAGTGATTTATATAAAATACAAAACGCACCTTATGGTGCATTTGTAAATTGTTGTAAATCAAATATTTAAAAATAAAAAGATAAGAAATTAACAATTTACGGCAACTTGTCCTATACTGTCCGTAGGGCAGTCGGTACGACTTAAAGGACAGTTTATTTAATAACTTAAAAAAGAAAGATTATGAGATGTGAGATTGATGGCATAATAACAGCGGAATTGCCAACCGTTAACGGAGTGACGAATAGCGGTAAGTCGTTTGAAAAAAGAGAATATATAATTCAGGATACGGATAAATATCACAAGTATATGAAGTTCTGTATGATTAGCTTTGATGGTCCGATAGAACAGCCCTTGCAGGTGGGTGAGCACGTGCAGGTAAGGCTTACAGTAGAGGCTCGGGAAAGTAAAGGGAAATGGTTTAATGATGTCAAAGCTTATAATGTGATTCGTGTATGAGAGTTAGGTTTTGCTGGTATACCAGGAATCCGAGTATAATCCAGCGTATTAGTGCAAGATTCAAAGTAAGCGGAATGACAATTAACCGTGAATCTACAGTAGCTTTAAATGATGAAGAGTTTGAGTTATTGAGAGAGTGTGAGAAGAAAGGTCATGTTCAGATAAGGGAAGTAGTCAAATGAAAGGTTAGGAATGAGTAAGAGTAGAGAGCATTTGAAGTTTATAAGCATTCAGTCGAAGGTGTCACCGCAAACAGCTGACAGAATAGATAAGATAGTGAAGCGTGGCAAATTCGGGAGCCGGTACGAATTGATACAATATGTTTTGTCTGCATTCCTGAAGGTGGCGGACGGAGAAAGTGATAGTGATGAAGCGGGTGAGGAATTACGGGAGTTTGTAAAGATGTTCGCAGGTTGGGAGAATAAGAAGAGCAGGATAATAACAACCAAGCCGGGCGGCAATCGTGAACTAAGATTGACTGACAGCATCAATATCTTCAGTGAGGTAGGAAAGAAGGGCCATGTATGTAAGAGGCTGCGAATATTGGGCGATGAAACCCGTATATCGGTGAGTAATGAGGGAGCGGTCGAAGAGGTAATAAAGAAGTTATTCCCGGAAATGAGGGATAGATTTGAGCGTATCGGCCGTAATATAGGAGAGGATAGCTTGGTAAGGATAATAGATGAGTTGTTAAATTTGGGAGAAGAGCGGTTCTGTTCGGAAGATAAGGCTGTAGAATACATTGGAATAGAATACGGTAATGTCCCTAAAAAGAAGAAAAGCCAAACGATAAGTAAGCATGAGCAAGGATAGAAATTATACAAGAATGATACAGTCAAAGCAATGGAAGGAGCTGAGAATCGATAAAATGAAAAACAATCCGCTGTGTGAAGATTGCTACGAGAATGAAATCATAGAGCCGGCAACAGAAGTACATCATGTTATCCCTGTTGAAAGCGCGCTTAGTTTGGATGAGATGAAACGATTGATGTTCTCGTATGATAACTTAAGAGCCTTATGTCATTCCTGCCATATGGAAGCGCATAAGGCGATGAAGTCGCATAGTAGAGAGGAAGTGAGACGTAACACGGATAGGAAGAACGAGAGGTTTAAATCTCGCTTCTTGTGAAGAGAGGGGGGAGTGTTTTTTTATTTGCCGCCATTGACTCAAATCCACTGCCCCTGTCCTGAGAAAAATTTTTGTTCTGGAAATTTTGCCGTGGGGGTAAAGCTCCGGGAAAAATGAGGTTCCAAAAAATGGGCAGGTAAATGAATTTGTAGGTAGTATTAAAAAGTTTAACATTATGAAGAGGAAAAAGGAAGAAAACGAGAAATTGATAGATAATATCAAAACGCATGTAAGGCGGGTGTTGATGAAGCAGGGGAAGTACAGTCCGGAAATGAGCTATCAAATAGAACTGCTGGCTTCCGATTTGCTGGTCTTTAGAAAAATAAGAAACATGGTGTTAGATGAAGAACAGAAGCCGACGATAGTAGAGATAACCAGGGAAAAGGAAGAGAGGATAAGGGAAAACCCGATTTATAATCTGATGGCAAAGTTTGCGGATAGGGTTCGGAAAGATTTGCGGTCTTTAAAGATGAATAAGGAGCTTCCGAACAATGAGGATGAAGGCGGGGCGGAAAAAGAAGAGGACGCGTTACGGGAGTTAATGGATAAGTTGAAAGAAGAGGAAGAGTAAGACGAGGAGATATAGGGATTGATTCATGGATGTAGCTACGCGGGAATACAAGGATATACAAATTGAAAATCTGCGACGGGTGGACGTTGAACGGTATCAGCTTGATACTATAGATGTCCGCCTTTTGTCGTATATATCCGGCGTGCGAGATAATCCGGAGAAACATAACCTTTACGAGATATTGGCCGTTTTAAAGTTCTTCCGCCTGATGGATAGGTATGTATTCCGCGCTTCTAAAGTAAGACGCTTTGCCAAGCTGTATGAAAGTTTGAAGTTTTCCGGAATGGATGGCCGGCGATGTTACAAGCTCACGCCTATTCAGTATTTTCAGTTTGCCTCTATGTTGGGTTTTTATAAGTGGGAAGATGTAGGAGATGCTACGGGTATGGAAGACGAAGAGATTGGAATATCCAAAAAAATAGAAAACGGCAGAAGATACGAGTTGAGGCGTTTAGTGAGAGAAGCTATACTGTTTGTTCCTCGAAAGTTTTCCAAAACCACCAGTACTGCATCTCTTGCGGTTAATGAATTGTTGTTCGGTGATGTGAACGCACAGGCTTATACGGCTGCGAATTCGTACAAGCAGGCGGAAATATGCTTCAAGGAGATAAGCAAGATAATACGGCAACTTGATCCGAAGGGGAAATACTTCAAGTCGAAACGCGAAATGCTTCATTGGAAAAAGAATGAGTTTGAAAAGGAAAGTTTTGTAGAATGTCTGACCGGTGGCGGAGATACTAAGGACGGTCTTAATGCCTCTCTTGTTATTTTCGATGAGTACGCGCAGGCCAAATATGTGCGTGGTCATTCTGATGGCGCGGAGCTGTTGCAGGTGTTAACCTCTTCGATGGGTATAAGGCGGGAGCCGTTAACGGTTATTATTACTACCGCAAGCCGCGTGGAAGACGGACCGTTCTCAATAGAGCTGGAGAATGCCAAGCGGGTGCTCGAAGGTGATTATGAAAACGATAGGCAATTTGCTTCTATATTCATGCCTGATGCTTGGGAAATGACGGATGAGGAAATGGGGAAGCCGGAAGTATGGCATAAGTGCAACCCGCACATAGGGATAACCGTGCAGGAAAGCTATTATCGTGAACGATGGGATAAAGCGCAGCATGATGCTGAGGCTATGATGGAATTTAAAACCAAGTTGCTTAATATCTTTGTTTCGGGTGGTGTAAAGGATTGGATGCCGCAGCAGTTATGCCGGTCTTTAACTGTAGATTTCAACATAGACGACATAGAAGGAAGACCGGAAGCTATGGCGGCCATGGACTTATCCGTAAGCGATGACTTCTCTGTGGTTGTATATAATATCTATTCACGTGCACAACGTAAGTTTTATTTGTGGCTTGACTGTTATATTCCTCAGTTAACATTGGAAACCCATGCGAATAAGGAACTTTATAAATATTGGGTTAAGGCGGGTTTTATGAAGGTGTGTCCGGGTGCCGTGATAGATGATAGAATGATTGTAGAGGATATATTACAGAGAAATAGTAAGCTAACAATCCTGCAAATCGGGTATGACGCATATAAGATAAAGGAGATTGTGAACTCGTTGGCGGCCGCAATTTCATCTACCGGTGCAAATCCGGATAGAATATTGCGTGCGGTTCCACAGACTTACGGTGCTTTCACGTCACCCGTCGAAACCTTTGAAATGGCGGCAAAGCGTAATCCGGCCGGTGTTGCACTGGCTAACAATCCGATATTACCATATTGTTTCGGAAACTGTTATCTGGATGAGGATAAAATGTGCAATAAAAAGCCGTTGAAGAGGAAGGATAATTTGAAGATAGATGCAGCTGTTGCAAGTCTAATGACCTTTTGGTTGTATAATAATTATGAGTGGTAGGTAGCCTAAAACACATCTCTGCCGGTATTATAAAAGGCAGTAATAATGAGCATAATAAATTGGTTTAAACGTGAAGTAAGTAGCGGTGTTATCGGTTCGGATAAGTCTGTAAACAAGGGGGATTACAAGCAAAATGTAGTATGGGTTAACAATTCGGAAACGGCAATGAAAATTGCGGCTGTATACCGTGCTGTAAACCTTATATCAAGCGCTGCCGCTTCGTTGACTTTGGAATACAAGAGAAAGGACTATGCAAAAGGGTATTTTAAGTTATATGATACCGGAGATGGTGCATTGATGAATTACATGTTATCCATGCGTCCCAATGAGCGTATGAATAGTTTTGTATTTTTTAAAAATATGGTATCAATGATTCTGTTGCGCGGAAATGCCTATGTGGTTATCAAACGCGACAATAGATATAGCCCGATTGGTATGTATTTATGTGCTCCGGGGTGCGTGGCATACGATGTGTATTCTAACAAGTATACAATATCGGACATGATAAACGGAATTTCGGGTGTATATAGCGCAGATGATGTGATTCACCTGAAGAATGTATGTCGCGACGGTGGCTATGAAGGGTTGAGTACTATCCATTATGCGGCGCTGACATTGGGAATTGCGGCTACAGCTGATAATGAAACCTTGAAACGGTTTGCTACAGGTGGCCGGATAAAGGCTATATTACAGAATAACAAGCTAACAAGAGGATTCGGCGAGTACCAGGATAAACAATTACAGGGGCTTAGCCAGGATATACAGGAAGACTTGAACTCCGGAGCCGATGTTATACTCGTTAAGGGAGACGGGACGTTAACCCCTATAAGCATGAGTTCTGCGGATATGCAGTTTCTTGAAAGCCGCAAGTTTACACTACGGGAAATAGCCCGCTTTTTCAATGTTCCGCCTTCTAAATTAATGGATGATAGCAATGCCAATTACAAGAGTGTGGAAGTAAGCAATATTGCTTTCTATGCCGAGGCTTTGCAACCGATTGTAACGGAGATAGAGCGTGAATTTGCCTCTAAGCTTATACCCCGCAACATGTGGATGGATTATAAATTCAGATTCAATCTTAGCAGCCTTTACGCGCTTGATTTGGATAGTAAGGCTAAATGGGATAAGGCAAGATTGGATAACGGGCAGGCTACTGTGAACGATATACGCAGGGAGAATGACAACGCCCCGGTAGATAAAGGGGATGAAGTATATCTGAGTGTAAATCTTGCGCCTCTTGGCAGCGAGAAACTAAGCGGAAGCACGGGTAGTGTCCCATCTGATAAAAAAGAAGAGAACGTATAAACCGGATAGAGTATGGAAAAATTAAAGGTTGTAACATTGGATGAGTTGAAAAAACAGATGCGGGTTGATTTTGAAGATGAGGATGATATAATTTCTTTATATGGCGTTGCCGCCGAAGATGCAATCATTCATGGCACGGAAAGAACGTTGGACGAATTAAATGCGATCGGATATGAGGAACAGGAAGGGAAGCCGGCAGAAGGTACGGAGATAGGAAAGGAATATTTTCCGAAAAGGTTGAAGCTGGCAATCCTTATTCTGGCGGCTCATAACTACAGAAACCGGGAACCGGTCGCCGCCGTGGCACAAAATCCCGTTCCGTTTTCCATTGAAGTGTATACAAAACCGTATAGAAAATTATCAAATAGGGGAGAAAATGTATGTTGACAGCCGGAAGTTTGAAAGACCGTGTAACCATATTGGCTCCTGTGTTGGAACGCGGAGAGATGTTCGGAGAACAGACAATAGCGTATGTGGATGTAAAAACCGTATGGGCTAAGGTTGACTACAGAAAGGGTTCTCTAATGCTGACTGCCGGTGAATCATGGATGAATAATGAGATAGGGGTAACGATGAGGTATAATAGTATAATGTCTGACCGTTGTCGGTTAAGATGGGATGGGAAAATGTATGAAGTAGAAAGCCTGAACGGAAGCCGGACGGATGGAAGCATGGTGATTATAGCAACCCGGATAGATGAAGGCAGCGGTGTAGAGGAAGAATAATGAGTAACCTATTTCCATTGTAGGAAAGTATTATGAAAAGGTTCTTTTTAAAAGACTGGTAAGACAGACTAATACGAAAAAGACAATATGAAAGAAACAGAAGATGTTAAAAGAGAGGTTCGAAGCTACGTAGGAGACCGTTTCCAGCCACGTTTGCGGGAAGAGGTCGAAGAAGGTGGTAACAGACGCACAATCGAAGGTTATGCAATTGTTTTCGGCGTGCGCAGTCGTTTGCTGGCAGACTATTGGGAAAACTATTACGAGGTGATAGAGCCGGGAGCAATTACAGAGGACCAGCTTCGTGAGATGGATATTAAAATGACAATGTGGCATAACCGGGAAAAGTTATTAGCCCGTAGCAATAAGGGCGAGGGAACATTAAAGTTGTCCGTAGATGAGATTGGTGTTAAGTATGAATTTGAAGCACCTGATACGGCGGACGGGAACAATGCGCTGGAGCTTGTGAAGCGTGGAGACTTGGCCGGCAGTTCATTTACTTTTTGGAGCGATGAACGGAGTAGTGTTCGATACACTACCGATGATGAAGACATTCTGACCCGTCACGTCGAACGTATTGATAGGGTGTTTGAAATGACAATTGCAAGCGACCCTGCATATACGGAAACAAGCGTTACAGCCCGCGAAGTTGAGGCCGCCGGCGTGAAACTCCATAAGAACGAAGTAGACAGACCGCTACCTGCTTCTTTCAGAAAAAGGGAATTGAAATGCCTGCAAAGGAAATACATATTACATTAATAAACTTTATTTTATGAAAACAGAAAAGAAGACTGTACAGGATTTAATCACGGAAAGAGGTGGTTTAATCAACAAGAGAGAGGGATTAAGCGTCAAGATGAACGAGATTATCGATAAGGCTTCTGCCGAAAAGCGGGATTTCACTCCGGAAGAGGAAGCCAAATATAAATCTCTTGAACGGGAATTTGAGCAAGTGTCCAGAGATATTGCCATGAACAACGATTTGTTGTTTGCGAGCAAAAACGGTTTTGTCGAGAACAAGAGCAAAAACGCGATGTTCCGTGAATTCTTGCAGGAAGTTAAGGGCAAGCGTTCCAGTAGTGAATGTATTTTGCAGCGTGAATTCACCGGTTTGGATACGGCAGCCATTGTCGGCGGCGGTATGATTCCGTTGACGATAAAAGACGTGCTTCCGCCGCTGGAAATGGGTTTGATTTTTGATAAGGTGGGAATCCCTGTGCAAACGGGTGTAACCGGTGATATACAATGGCCTGTGCTTGGTTCTGTTGAGGCTGAAATCAAAGGTGAAACAGAAGCGTTGACCGACCAGGACATCGACCTAAGTAAAATCAATGCGAAACATGTCCGTTTGGGTATCTCTATAAAAATATCCAACCAGGCTATCAACGATTCATATACTGATCTGGTTTCTTTGGTTCAGTCTCAAATCAGAGCCGGTTTGAACAGAACATTAAACCGTGTAATCTTCTCCCATCAGAATTTTACAAGCGACCTTCACGGGCCGTTTGCCAGTGCAAAAGCTTCAGGTGCATTTGCCGGTGCAACTCCTACCTACAAGGAATTGCTTGAGATGAAAGGCAAAATTGCATCTACGGGTGTGGAAATGATTGGGTTCTGCTACATTATGAGCGAAGCGATGAAAGCTGCTTTAGAGGCTACCCCGGTTGATGCCGGTAGTGGTAGAATGATAATCGAAAATGGCGCTATTGCCGGCTATCCCGTATTCTGTACCGAGTACATCAACTACGGTTCCAGTAAGGAAAAAGCCGATGTTGAATATGTAGCCGCTGGATGTTTCGGTTATCTGCCGACAAATCAGCATGGAGAGGTACGCATGATATTCGACCCGTACACGCAGGCCAAGAACGATGTAATCGTTATTACAATGAATGCCGATTGGAGTATTACAACTCTTAGGAAAGAAGCATTTGCGCTGTATAAAACCACAGGAGTATAATGTCTATTGTTGTTTTAAGTTTATAATTATGGTTTCCAGAGGGGGCGGAGTGGTGACATTGCGCCCCTTTTTACATTAAAAACAAGTCTATGAATATAATTACCCGTTTGATAATGGATTCCGCTCAGTATAGCGGTGGTTTGGAGAAAGCGCAGAAAAGCCTTGATAAGTATGTAGAAAAGAATATGACATTGGAAGGTGTCGCAAAAAATGTAGGTAGCGCTATTGGTAAAATATCTGTGGGAATAGGTGCCGCTACAACGGCCGGTGCGGCATTTAATAAGTTTATGGAATCCAGCCAGGCTAAAGGGGATGCTATGGCGGAAACAATGGAAGCTGCGAGGGCTACAATAGACCAGTTCTTTTATGCGCTTGGGGCTGGAGAATTTAATACATTTCTAAATGGGTTAGATGAAATAATAAGCAAGTCTGTTGCTGCTCAACGGGCGATAGATCAGCTCGGAAATACACGAATGAGCCACGGGGTCAGGTCTTCAATGAATGAAGCAGAAATTCAAGAAGCGCAATATATTGCCAAAAATAAATTTGCTCCATTAGAGGAAAGAATTGCTGCTTTTGAAAAATGGGCCAATGCACTAAAAAAGCAAGAGGGTATTAATAAGACATTAGGTTCGGATTTAGCAACCGCTTTAACGGCGCAGATAGAAAAAGAAATAGGTAATAGTAATATAAAGGTTTCTGTAGAAGAGGCGTTAGAAGGATTTGATATAGATTTGATAAATCCGGATGAGGGTAAGAGAGACCAAACGAAAGAAAGGATAAGAAGATTATACGGCCAATATGTATCATCGAGGGAGAGTTTGGAATCTGAACGGCGGAGTACTTCATCAGAGGGTAGGCGTCGAGGAATTGATATTCAAATTGCGGAACTCGAAAAAGTATATAGGAAAGAGATTATAGCTAATGCTATGCTAAACAAGTATAAGGATGAAGAATTACAAGGTATCGGAAATCTTATCATAGAGCAGCAAAGACTTATATCTTCTCTTAAATCAATGAGTAGGGAATATAACGAAACTGCTACAGAATTTAATAATAGCAATAAAGGGGTGAAGGGATTTACTCCGGTCGAAAGCCTTGAAGGCTATAAGGTATATACAGGCTCCGGAACAGGCAGCGCAGGTGTAGGCGCTGGCAATAAAAAGGAATTGGGCGTAGAAGTGGGGTATGTTGAGAGGGATTTAAAGATAAAGACCGCCATAGAAAGAACTTCTGACAATAAGTTAAGTGATGAAATCTTCAAGGCTATCCAGGGTGATAAGAAACTTCCTGTTCTGATGCAGCCCGTTCAGGAACTTATCGAAGGTGGAATGAACGAAGGACCGGAAGAAGTGGAAGACCCTGCACTCGAGGGACTGCGCGACCGTATAGGCATGTACGATACGATTCAACAAAAGATAGCATCTTACAAGGATATGCTTAAATACGCCAACGAAGAGGAAGCCGGCTATATTCAATCACAAATTGCAATGTGGGAAGAATATGCTAACGAAATAGGTTTGGCAGTAGACAAAGGGGATGATTTGGGTGCGATAACTGGCATTATCGGTCAGATTGGGGGTGCTCTTTCATCTACAGGAAACGATTGGCTATCATACATAGGAAACTCAGCGTCAGCAATGGCAGGTTTATTGTCGGCTATTCAATCGCAGACACAAGCATATGCAGCTTTGGCTGTTGCTAGACAGGCAGGCGGTAAGTTATTTCCCTTAAATATAGCAGCTGTCGCAAGCACATTGGCTGTAATCACAAGTGCTATGTCTAGCATTAGCTCCATAGGCAACTTTGCTGAAGGTGGTATTGTAGGTGGAACCAACTATCAGGACGGTATCACTGCCCGTGTCAGCAGCGGTGAAATGTTCATTAACCAGGCAGACCAGAAAAAGCTGTATGATTCCATTCATTCCGGTAATCTTGGCGGCGGTAACGGGCGCGCAGTGGTTACCGGCGAGCAAATTGTGATAGCGGCCAACAACTGGGGAAAGAGAACGGGCCGCGGTGAACTGTTATTCTCTAAATAAAAACGGATATGGGATATTATAAAAACGCCGTAATGTCGGGATATAGAGTAAGAAACTCCCTTATAGAACTTGATGCGACCGGTTCATTGGGTATGTTGAAACGGTTACGTTATGATGAAATCATAGAGAGGAAACAGATACGGAAAGAAGTGCGTGAGGTGTTGCGTCCGGTTCAAAAGACCGTCCAAAATGCGGCAAAGGGAGCGATGAGGAGCGACCCCAGAAAGGCTTATTTGGGTGTTAAGCTTTCTGTATATGGCCGAAAAGCGGTAGGTGGTAGTGTGTCATTGTTGAATCAGAGAAGTACGGGTAGGGTAACGAAATACAGTAAACCAAGAGGCGGGGCAAGTGGCATTACTCGAAATCGCAAACGGAGCAAGCGGACACAGGACATAGAAAACTATCAGGGGAGAGACCGGGCTTTCATTCTTCGTTTTATCAATCAGGGTACAATGAAGCGAACTGCATTTACCAGAACTAAGAGTAAAAACGGTAAAACCGCCAATAGAGGTGCTTTATCAGGAAAGGGATTTTTCAACGTGGCGGATGGTGCAATGAAGCAGGCTGCTGATACTTTGGGAAAGAGGGTTGAGAAGTTGATTGTTGAGGCTGGCTACGGAAAGTAACCTAAAACACATGAATGAAGGTAATATAAAGAAGTCGCGATTATGAGTTTATTAATAGGGATACATATAAAAGAAATGCTTTTGAAAGATGAAGGTATTTCTGAAAAGGTTGGCAATAGAGTATATCCGCTGGTTATTCCGGTGGGTGCTCCTAAATACCCGTTTATTGTTTTTCGCAACGATGGTACTGCCCCCGACTATACTAAGGATGGAAATAACGAGGACAGTGTAGGGGTAAGCGTGGAAGTTGTTGCTAAGGAATACGGGGAAGCCGTCGAAATAGGGAATAGCATCCGCTATGCTCTTGAAGAAAAACGCCGGCGATATGAACAGTTCGAAGTCAGGGATTGTGCTTTGACCGGAACGGCCGAGGAGTGGCTAGACGATATAGACGCTTACGGTATTATATTAAACTTTGAAATGAAAACAGTTGATTTTTAATTTAAAATTTTATGAATTATGGGAAAAGCTAAAAGTTTGAACGGGAAAGACCTTATGTTGTGGATTTCCGAAAGGGTTATCGCGTTGTCAACGAGTTGCAAGATAAATCTTGCTGCCACTACTGTAGACAGTGCAACAAAGGATGATGGTTTCTGGGATGCGCAGGAAGTCGGTAATATGAATTGGTCTGCAACGAATGAGAGCGTAGACAGTGCGGATAAAGACCGTACCAACGACTACGTTTACGATGAGCTGTTTAAATTGTTCGTAGCCGGCAAGCCTATTGATGTAACAGTGGGTCTTCCGTCCAACAAGAGTGATGAAGGATTGCCGGAAGATGGGTGGACGAAGCCGGCAGCCGGAACCTATTATCAGGGCAAGGCTATTATTACGGCTCTTGATAGAGATGCCACTAAGGGGAGCAATGGTACTGTATCGGTTTCATTGTCTGGTTATGGAGCGTTGAAACAAGTAGTGGCGGGAGGATAAAGTATGAAAGTAAAGATAAAAGGGGTGGAATATGAATTTTCCTTTGATAGCGTATGGGGTCCTATATACACTTATGAGGAATTGACAGGAAGCAAATTGCCTTTTGATGCAAATCGTATGCTGTGTCTTCATATCCTATACTATTGCATTCTTTTGCGTGCCAATCCGGGGATAACATTAACGCTTGAAGAGTTTTTCGAGGCATTAAATGATATATCCCTTGTTGGCAAGATGGCGGACTATTACGCCAAGCGTATGCAGGTTTTAACCGGTAGCGAAGACGGTAAGGAAAGCTCAAATATCTGTGATTCTGATAAAAAAAAAGACTAAGCGCACGCGAAGTATATAGGTTAATAGTCGGGGAAGGTGGATGCTCTCCCGACTATTTTTTATCAAAAATGGGGGTTAATGAAGCAAGGGACTATATAGAGGGCATGAACAGGCGTTACCGGCAGGATTGGGAGCGCACCCGCTTGGAATCATCAGTGCTGTACAAAGTGATGTCCGGGAAAGACCTCGAACTGGAGTTCCCATGGGAGACAGAGGATGAAGATAAAGAGGAAACGAAACCAGAAGATTTGGAACGTCTTCGGAAAAAAGCTCGAATAATGGAAAGGATAATAAACGGAAATAAATAGTCATTATGGCAAGAAATATACGTTGGATGATACCCTTCAAAACTTTGGACGAAAAAAACGCGGTTATCAACATTTATAAGGAAGGTAATTTTGATGAAGTAATCAAGCTGGAACCTGCATATAATACTTTTGAAACGCAGGAATCCACCGATGAAGAACTGATGAATCCAATCCGTACCCATACGGGGTATATACGTATAATCGACAATGGAGACATAAGCGGGTTAATGCCTTCCGATAATCGCCAGCATTATGTCGAATTTCTGATTGAAGGTGATTTGAAATGGTGTGGATATATGCAGGCTGATACATTTAGCGAGGATTGGGATATAACGCCTTTGGAAGTGGAATTTCCCGTTATTTCCGGCATTGGTATATTGGACAGCATTCCGATGGACCAGAATAGAGAAATGGACTTGACCTCTTTATGTAGTTTGTTGTTGGAGTGTATCGATGCAACGGGGGTAGATTATAATTATATCTATATACCGAAAGAGGCTAAAGAATCGGCTGCCAGCGAATTTTACCTGCTTCCTTTGGATCTGCGTATATCCCGATTTAATTTTTTCAAGGTAAATAACAGTGTAAATACAGATGATCCGGATTGGGAGAGATACGATGCTGATACTTATAGTGATTTGCTTGAAGAGTTATGTAAATTTTGGGGATGGACCATACATGAGAGGGGACGCGATTTGTATCTGGTATCAACAAGGGATGTCGACTATATGAAAATCCCAATAGGGGAGCTGCAGCAAAAGCTGAATAGTCTTTCATCTGTTTCTTATGAAAGCGTTCCTACTTCTTCGATGGCTGTTTCTGACATGAAATTAGCCGGAAATAGTCATAAAAAGGATATTTTGCAAGGGTATAATAAAATTAAGATTTCAGCAAAAGTATCTAAGGTAGAAAACGTAATCCCCAATATAGACAGTGAGAAGATGAAGTATATTGGAAGATGGGTGGATGAACGAAAGATTGAGGGAGATATTTATAGACAGACATACAAGCTGTATAAGCAACAAATAGATTTAGAAATGTTTGAATCTTATCTATACGATTACAACATAAACACAGGAGCATATACGGGATTATCTCAATATGCAACAATTGAAGAGAAATTTAATGCGTATGGAGCTATTTATGCGAAAATGGACAAAACGAGAGTAAATGAGTGGGATAAAAAAAGAAATTATAATTGGGATGACATTATACGGATGAATTTAGCGTTTGTATATTCGTATAAGGACAGACCAGATTCGTTCAGGAAGATATTTCCAACAGAATCACAATCTAACGAAATGCCGATATTGCGATTAAGGAGCAAGGAGAGTGTTTTTTATAAAAATGGGGCATTCGTAATAAGCGGAACTACTGAAGGAGAAGATTATGAAATGATTTTATATCCGGATGGTTCTATGATTTTAGACATTGTAACACGTGCGACAAATGGAGCTTGTATAATTCCTGTAGTTTTAAAAATTGGCAATAAATACTGGAATGGTAAATCATGGCAATCTACATGGGCTAAATTCGATGTTCGATGCGGTGATAATGATAGTAACGGAACAGGAGGCTCAGGGCAAATTGTGACAACGAAAACACTTGATATGCCGTATAATGGAGCTAATGGATATGTTATTCCAATCAAAGAAGAGCTTTCGGGAATAGTGGAAATGACGTTCTTGTATCCGTATAAAGATGATAGAGCGGGACGAATATTCATAAGCGGGTTAAAAGTTGAATATTATAAGGAAGATGATGTATATGAAGAAAGAGAAGATAGCGACGAAAACGAATACAGCTCCAAATCAGGTATTGAATTTAGTAAGGATTTATCTGTGGAATTGAAATTGGCTACAAATAATAATAATCCGGCCGCATACAGTATTCTATTTAATAGTCCGTGGGCTGCCTCTGGAAGTTCCGCTGAAAGCTTATATTTCGTGGGAGAAGGAATGAAGCGACCGGAAGAGTATTTATTGAGTAACCTAAAACGCATTTACGGACGTATTACAGAGAAGCTAACATTGCAAATGGAGAGGGAAGATTCTGTTACTCCTTTGATGAGGCTAACCCGTTCCGGAAAACGATATATACTGTTGAGTGAAAATGTTAATTGGTCTGATGGGACGGTAGAGTATATTATAGAGGATTTACCATAAATCAAAGTATATGCCTAAGTTAAGAGGAAATGATTTAATCGTATTTTTTGAGCAGGGCGGAGAATGGAAAACTCTGGCCTATGCTACTACATGCGAAATTGACATACAGGCTGAAACTATAGAGATAGGAAGCCCTGATACGGGGCGGTGGGTGAAGAAGAAAAAACGCCGTATCAGTTGGAGCGTAAATAGTGGACATCTTATGAGCAATGTAAAACAGGAAATTAATCTTTACAACTATCTGTTAAGTGACAACCCGGTGAAGATAAGTGTTGCTTCTGTGGAAAATCACACTGAACGAATTTATCCGGAAGATTATACCCCCGATGGAAGATATTCTTTAATTGGAGAAGCCCTGGTTACAAGAATGACAATAACGGGTAATCGTGGTGATTTTTGTACGCTATCCATGTCGCTTGCCGGCATTGGAGAATTACTGCAAAAGAGCGCCGATTGGATACTGGCGGACGGCGCTTGGAACATGGAAGGTGTGTGGATTGATTGGGAAAAATGGAATTTTTAAATGAAATAATATGGCACAAATAGAGAAAATAACGGAAGGGATGCGAGGACGGGAAGTATCTGAATTATTGGATAGGAACTTTAAATCGTTGAATTCTGACATAAGAGATTTGGAGCAAGCATCTAATGGTAATGTAAAGAAATTGCAAGAGCAGTTAAATAAAAGGGGATATGTTGTTATGAAGTATACAAACAGCACTTCCGACACTCGTTTGGCTGTACCGATGGAATTGCGCAAACCGGGACTCACAATTACGTATAATCCGGGTGCTGGCTGGATACAGGAACAGTTTATAGGTGTAAGTGTAGATGACGCCGATTGGGAAGAGGATAGATATTGGAAGTCGATTGGTGGTAGTGGTTCTGGTTTCTGGGTTGAAAGCGATGTGGATTTCGTCGACAAGACATCCGCTCATAATGCCATTAAGGAAAATGAACGGGTTATTGGTATGTATATTTCCTATAGGCTTAACGGAACATGGACTACAGAGCAATATGTAGGTATAGATACTTCTAAAGACAATTGGGAGAATCCGGATAATTGGAATATCCTCACTTACAATGAACAGATTGCAGAAATAGCTAAACAGGCGCAGGAATCGGGAGTGCAGGCACAAGCAGGTGCAGAAAAGGCCAATCAAGCAGCAGTGAACGCACAAACAGCGGCAGATAAAGCCAATCAAGCGGCGGGTACCATTGCGGACAGAGTTTTTAGTACCGATGTGAGAATAATAAAGGCTATGACAGAAAAAGAGTACATAGCCTTAGGAGAGAAAGATAAAAATACGTTGTACATTATAATTGACTGATATATGGGAGAGATGAGATTAGGAGCTGGAGAAATATGTAAGGTATATTTGGGAGATAAGCTTATATATGGTGGAGAAGAGAAAAAAGAATATATTATTTGCGCAATAGACTATTACGATCTAAATAATAATTACCTAGGAATAATAGATGATACTAATAATTTGGTAGCCATCTATAATTATCAGTATGTTATTGATACCGAGCATACTATTCTACTTTACGATAAGTTCAGTAATATTCTTTATGGTATTGAAGATAGTACCAAAATTGCAAATATTAGTTTTGATAAAGTTATATACCAAAAAGATGGAGTGAAGCCCCAAAACATTATTTGCCTTTATGATAAGCTTATAATTGGGGAACATAACAGTGATACAGGAAGAGGTTATATTAAGAAAATAGATAGTATCAATGAAAATAATGAATATTTGATATATGACGATCAAGGAGCAAATGAATTTACACAAGGATTTGTTTTTAAAAATAAAATCTTTATAAACAATTATAGTGCAGGATTTTTTTCTTATGATAAATACACTAATGATCAAACTAAATATGATGTTTGGTATGCAGAAATAACTAATCCTATTTTTGTAAATGATGATTGTTATGTATTTGCACCACAAGAAGATAATCTTATCAAAATAGATAAAAGTCTTAATGTATCCGATATTGCTATAAAGTATGATGATGATATTTATCTTTCATATACAGCAACACATCTTTCTTATATTAATGGGAAATTTATAATCTATGCCAATAATGAATATATTATATCTACAGATTCTATTAATTGGAAAAGATATAATATCACTGGAAATAATGTACCAACTTCCAACGATATATCCATCAAATATAGAAGTGTAAATAATAAAGTCTTTGCGTATTATCTTCAAAATGGAAATGTTTACACAGCCTTCAGTTCAGATGGTGTAACGTTTGATTTTGAGGATAAAACATATACTCTTCCGAATAGTCTTGGAACTACAAAAATGTATGTACCAGCATTGGGTGAAGACTGTATGACAGTTGTAAATGATAATTTTTTAAAAGCGGTAATATGAAAACAATCTACTACAACAGCAAATTAGCCAAACTGATACTCTTTGGCAGCTACACAACAATCATGTTCTTCGGCTTTATCCTTACGAAGCTGAAAGAGTTGTCCGAAATAATCATACGCCATGAACGGACACATCAGAAACAGTTCTTCGAGTGTATGGAGATAGCGGTTATCCCGTCCGCATTATTATCACTCTATGTCAGTGCATGGTGGTTGCTCCTTATCCCACTATTCTACTACATTCTTTATTTGGCAGAATGGTTTGTAAGCTTCGTGTACCACCTGTTTACAGACAACAAGATTGGGGACGGAGAGGTCAATAAAAACGCTTACCGTGCGAGCGCATTTGAAATGGAAGCCAAACTCAACCAGGATAATCCGAATTACCTGAAGGAACGTAAATGGGGGGCATGGTTCAAATACTATGGTAAGCTATGAAAGAGGGGTTATTGCAATTCATACAGGAGATAAATATGGCGACAGTGTACCGTCATATTATCGCAATCTTATTGTGTTGGCTGCTGATGTTTATCTCGGTCCTTGTCGACATGTGGGACGGTATACAGGCGGCAAGAGCCATGAAAGAACGGATTGATAGTAGAGGATTACGTAGAACATTTAGTAAGGCGGGTGATTATTGGCGTATCATGCTTTTCGGGTTGATGTTCGATGTACTGGGGTTGTTATTTACATGGTACATTTTCCCATATATGACAATCTTATTAACAGTCGGGGTTATACTGATTGAATTTAGAAGCGTTTGGGAGCATAACCGGAAGAAGCACAGCGCAGCCGCGCAAATCCCGGACATGATAGCTGATATTATACGTTGCGCAACCGATAAGGATGCTTTAGAACTGATTAAAAAAATAAAGGAAGAGAAGAAATGAAGGTATTGATTGACAACGGACACGGTAGCAACACTCCAGGCAAGTGTTCACCGGACGGAAGATTGAAAGAGTATGCGTATACCCGTGAGATTGCCATACGATTGGAAGTGGAGCTGCGAAAGAAAGGCATTGACGCAGAACGTATCGTCAAAGAGGAAATAGACGTTCCTCTATCGGAGCGTTGCCGTAGGGCGAACGAATACAAGGCAAATGACACAATCCTCGTATCTATCCACTGTAATGCAGCGGGAAGCGGCTCTGAATGGATGCAGGCACGTGGTTGGGAAGCGTGGACTTCGGCAGGTCAGACGAAAGCCGATAAATTAGCTGATAGCTTATATGCGGCTGCCGAACGACTTTTGCCGGACATGAAGATACGCAAGGATATGTCAGACGGTGATGCTGATAAGGAAAGCGGGTTTTATATCCTGAAGCACACGAAGTGCCCGGCAGTCCTTACAGAGAACCTATTCCAAGACAATAAGGAAGATGTTGATTTCCTATTATCGGAAGAGGGCAAACGGGCAATAGTGGACTTGCATGTGCAGGGAATTGTGAACTATTTGAATAACTCTAAAAAATAAACATCATGGCGTCAGTTGATTTAAATTTTACAAAGGAAGACAAAGTATACGTTGCTGATATTGCATCTCCGGGAAAGTGTATTGTTCAAATTGAACGTAAAGAATCTGGGTGGACTACTGTATTTTCAAAGGTTGATGATTTGGAATTTTCCGAAGTTGCAAAATTTCCAGACGGTCCCGATAAGAAGAGTGTAATATTCAACCTCAATATTCCTGAAGGAATGCCGGTACGCATACAGAGCAACAAGGAAGTTGAGATTGCAAAATATGTAACAGAGGGATAGCCTATGAACCCAATCACTATCCCCAACATCAGCATCCCAACAATCGGTATTCCTACTATCGGTATACCGTCTGTCGGTTTCCCGTCCGCTTCGGGCGGTGGCGGTCTTTCATGGCCCGCTGGTATGAAAGAGCACATCAAGGCTTGGTATGACCCGAAGAAGCAGGGTATGACTAACTATGATGTTATTGAAGCATACACGGAAGATTTTACAACATGGACGGTTAATAAAGAAGGAGTTATTGCTAATGTCACAAGCAAATCTATTACAATCACCAATGTTTTAAATTCAAATCCGCTAATTTATGCTTATGATACATTTAGCGTGCGTCTCAGAATAGACGGATTAAAAAATGGTCAAGGTATATTCTTTGGAGACAATAAAGAATATACAATTAGTGAAAATGGTATATACGACATTGATACGACAGAAAATATAAGAACTAACTTTATCGGTGAATGTAATATCACCATCACCCAGTTACCCACTTCTATTCTAAAAGACTTTAGCGGTAACGGCAACCACGCCTATTTGTATGGTGGTAAGGGTAAGCTGAATAGCGGGATGGGAGTGTATCAAACTGATTTTACGACATGGAGTAAAGCAAATTTTGATGTTCATCCTGAATATATTATAGCAACTAATGGAAGAAATAACCTAACATTATATGGAGTTAAAATTAATTCTATCAATGTAGAAATTAAAGGCTATAATGATAAAGTTAATTTTTTAAGATTGGGATATAATAATAACGATGGTGTTTATAAAGAACTTAATATATCTAACGATGGAATATATACAATTCCAGGCTATTCACTTGGGCAAGAAGGAAGACTTTGTTCTATTTCTCTATCTTTAAAAGAAGATACCAAAATCGCCATCACCCAAATCCCCGACTACCCCGACCAGCTTTGCTACGACGGCAAGATGTACGCTGTTGCTTATGATATGCCTATATTAACGGATTACACGGTGATGGCGGAGAGGACGTGGTTTGAGAAAGAAGAATACAGTGCTTTTATATCCAACTCATTAGGCGGTATGGAAGACCCCGATAATGGTGCTTTTAGCGTAGAGATAAAATCTTTAAATAGTTTTACAACAATTAGTTTTGGAAGTATAACAAGTATTGGTATACCGGAAAAAGGGATAACTTATCAAACAAAGCAGTCTTATAACGGTAATTCTATCAATGTTGGAACAAAAGAAAGCAATGACATTCTTATTTTAGGGGGTAGATATTTTTATAAAAACGATAATGCCGTTGGAAATACTTGGACTGGCTGTCACGGCGCCATCATAGTCGCCGACCGCAGCTTCACCGAAGAAGAGATAAACTGGCTAAAACAAAACTGGGATAAGATATGAAAAATAACATCTTAGGTGCGGTGGTCTATCTATCCACCGCCATAGTATTCGGTGGCAGCACTGCACTGCTGATGCTCTTTATCAAGGAGAACAGCGACCGTTGCCACTACCATAACGGCAAGTGGAACAAAGCAGACTTGCTGTGTGGGGTTGCCGCAATATGTGCTGGTATGGTTGTAAATCATTATTTGTTGAGGTTATGAAAAAACTACCCTGGCTATTAGTTGTATTGCTGGCAATCGCTTGTGTGGCGGCGTGGTTCCGTCCGCACGAGCCTTTGCCGGCAGAAATACGTACCGAAACAAAGATACAGACGGTTGTCAAGACTGATACGGTTCTTATTTCCGCACCGATAGCGGTCTTTTGGCAGATATTGCCGAATGACACTGTACGTATAGGTGATACCTTGCTTCATCGCAGAAAGGTTGTGTATGAAGATAGCCTGTATCGTGCGGTGGTGAGCGGATATGTAGACCCGCGACTGGATAGTATGACTGTGTATCCGAAGACGGTTTATCAGACGGTAACGAATGACATCTATCATCCGGTTCCCATCAAACCGAAGAAGAAGCGTTGGGGATTAGGGTTGCAGGCTGGATATGGGTATCCGGGCGGCATGTACGTAGGCGCAGGAATAAGTTATAATCTATTTGTATGGTAAGAAAGAAATTAACGATGTAGAAGTTGGCTTGTAGCTGACACTCTTTCGGGGCTTAGAGTAAAAAGAAAGCCCCATTTCCCTTCACTGTCTGCAAACTTCAAGGGAATAACAACACGGCAGTATTGTTTTGGGGCTTTGTCCTTATAAACAACGCTTCCGTGTTTTTGTTTTCGGGAGTTCAATGTTTAAAGCGGAAATATGGAAATGAAAGATTTATATCAGTCTGTAGTCGCTTCTGTATGTAAACATACGGGAGTAGACGTGAATATGTTGTTTAAGAGTAATCGTGAAGAATGCGTGGATGCACGTGCAATCCTTATA